AGAAACACCCCCCGTCAATGGTACCTTGACAATATCTAGCCCTGTGATATTATTTTTTATACCGTGGTTCGACATTGCGGTACCTTTGGGGAGGGGTGGTGTTTCCCCTCAGTTTGCGCCACCCCCCTTTTCCCTTCATAAATCTGCCACTTTCGTGGTATATACCCTGCCCGTGCCTATCAATGACCCGATAAAGCAGAGGGAAGCGAGCCGTAGGCACTACGAGAAGCATCGTGATAGGGTCATTGCCAAAGCTAAAGAAACTAGCAAGGTAGCCCGTGAGCGCACACGCGCCTTTATACGCAACTACCTCAAGACCAACCCCTGCGTAGACTGTGGGGAAACAAACGCCATCGTGCTTGAGTTCGACCACGTGCGGGATAAACACTTCAATATAGCAGATGCTGCCCGTAACGGTGTCGGGATCAAGAAGCTAAAAGACGAGATCGCTAAGTGCGAGGTGCGCTGCGCCAACTGCCACCGCAGGAAAACATACGAGCGTAGAGGTTTAACACATAAAGATTAGTTTATATGTTTTTTGGCTTTTCTTTCTCCTGCTAGTTGCGTACAGGTGCCGCTTCACTGCTTCCCTCAAACCGGATGCTGCACCACATGCCCGTTGTAAAAATTGAACCTACGGATAAACACCCGGTTCCATTCAGCCTCGATGAAGAGGTATTGCCCACCTATATGGACGAGGTGGTGATCGCTGCGAACACCGCAGAGCTTATTGAGAGCCTTGGCGCACCGCTAGAGATCGATGAGAAAACCATCGACAAGGAGAAGGCGTTGATTAGGTCGGCGCTTAAAGGCAAAAATCGTGAAGCATTGAAGAGTTTACCTGTGGCATTAGCAGCATCATCGTTCGTCCGCGAATATGGACATAATCTAGCACATGACATTACCGAGGTTCGCGCAGCGCTGACCAACAAGCTGCTGGAGATTGCCAACTGTGGCGATACGAAGTTTGAACTGAGAGCCTTGGAACTACTGGGCAAGCACTCAGACATCTCGCTCTTCACTGAGCGCAGCGAATTTACCATCAATTATAACTCGCCTGATGCTTTGGAGAGCGCCATCAAGGAGCGGGTCAAGCGGTTGCTGAATGCCAAGATTATCGACATGCCGATGGTGGGCGAAGACTTGGATGAGGAGCTTGGTCGCTACATCCCGCCTGTGAATGACGAAGAAGACGAAGCCCTTTCCAAAGACAACGACGCCTAATGGCACGACGCGGTAGTCCTAACAAGAAGCTGATGGAGGAGATATCGCTCGATGATATCCCGAAAATCTTGCACCTACTGCCTCCGCGTGAGCAAGAGAAACTACTGGCAGAGTTGGATAAGCTTGATGAGCTTAAGACGACAAAGACTGCCCAAGAAAAGTTTCTTGGTTTTGTCAAGGAAGTGTGGCCGACATTCATAGGGGGACGACATCATGCGAAAATGGCAGATGCCTTCGAACGCGTTGCTCGTGGTGAGTGCAAACGGCTCATTATTAATATGCCACCGCGACACACAAAGTCGGAGTTCGCGTCTTACTTGCTCCCTGCATGGTTCCTCGGCAAGTACCCCCATAAAAAAATTATCCAATGTTCCCATACGGCAGAGCTTGCGGTAGGCTTTGGTCGTAAAGTTCGTAACCTCGTAGACACAGAAGTATACCATAAGATATTTCCAGACCTAAGTCTCGCGTCTGACAGCAAAGCTGCTGGTCGCTGGAATACTTCGAAGGGGGGTGATTACTTCGCTATCGGGATCGGGGGTGCCGTAACAGGTAAGGGTGCTGACGTGCTCATTATCGACGATCCGCACTCCGAGCAGGAAGCTGCCATCGCAGAAGTTAACCCAGATATCTACGACAAGACCTACGAGTGGTACACCTCAGGGCCGCGCCAGCGTCTCCAGCCGGGTGGGGCCATCGTCGTGGTAATGACGCGCTGGTCTAAAAGAGACTTGACTGGGCAGATACTCAAGGACGCGGTGGCCAACGAGTCCATCGGTGAGTGGGAAGTCATTGAATTTCCAGCAATTTTGCCTTCAGCTAAGCCACTGTGGCCTGAGTTCTGGGATTTAGAAGAGCTTGAGAAAGTTAAGCGCGACGTTCCGAACAGCAAGTGGATGGCGCAGTATCAGCAGAATCCGGTGTCGGAGAGCGCTGCCATTGTTAAAAGAGAGTGGTGGCAGGAGTGGGAGAGTGACGAGCCGCCTGCTTGCGACTTTATCTTGCAAAGCTGGGATACGGCCTTCGAGAAAACGCAGCGTGCCGACTACAGTGCGTGCACGACATGGGGTGTGTTCTACCACCCTGACGACAACGGCATCACACAGGCTAATATTATCCTGCTAAATGCCTTCCGGGACCGCATGGAGTTTCCTGAGCTTAAGCGTGTGGCTATCGAAGAGTATAAAGAGTGGGACCCAGACAGCGTCATAATCGAGAAAAAGGCGTCAGGTGCGCCGCTCATCTACGAGATGCGAGCCATGGGCATACCGGTGCAAGAGTTCACCCCGACACGGGGTAATGACAAGATCAGTCGTCTGAATGCTGTGGCAGATATATTTGCGTCTGGTAGAGTATGGGCACCAGCGACGCGCTGGGCCGAGCAAGTCATTGATGAAGTTGCAGAATTTCCCGCAGGTACCCACGATGACTTTGTCGATACGGTGTCTATGGCCCTGCATAGGTTTAGGCGTGGTGGTTATATTACAACTAACCTAGACGAACCGGACGAAATCCAGTATTTTAAATCAAACCGTAATCAGGGATACTACTAATGGATATCGACAAGTCAGTTAATCAAGCCCCACTAGGCATGTCTCCTATGATGTCGGATATGGACGAGGGTCCTGACCTTGAGATTGAGATTGAAGACCCAGAGGAAGTAACAATCCGTGCTGGTGACATGGAGATCGAAATCGACCCGAGTGAGGACGAGGGCGACTTTAACGATAACCTAGCCGAAGATATGGACGAGAGCGTGCTTACAGAGCTTGCTGGCGACCTGCTTGGTGAGTTTGACGAAGATATCAGCAGCCGCAAGGATTGGATACAGACGTATGTAGACGGGCTTGAGTTACTGGGTATGAAGGTCGAAGACCGTACGGAACCTTGGCCCGGTGCATGTGGTGTACATCACCCACTGCTGGCCGAAGCGGTAGTTAAGTTCCAAGCCGAGACTATGAGCGAGACATTCCCAGCCCAAGGGCCGGTGCGTACGCAGATAATCGGTAAAGAGACTACAGAGAAGAAGGACGCCGCTGCACGCGTCCAAGAAGATATGAATTATCAGTTGACCGATGTGATGGTCGAGTATCGTCCTGAGCATGAGCGGATGTTGTGGGGGTTGGGCCTTGCAGGTAATGCGTTCAAGAAGGTGTATTTTGACCCATCACTCGGTCGTCAGGTTGCTATGTACGTTGCAGCAGAAGATGTTGTCGTACCTTATGGCGCGTCCAGCTTGGAAGTCGCTGAACGCGTCACCCACGTAATGCGGAAGACCCCGAACGAGCTTAAGAAGCTCCAAGCGTCGGGCTTTTACCGTGATGTAGACCTGCCAGAACCCGTCAACTCGATGGATGAGGTAGAGCAGAAGATTTCGGAGCAGCTTGGCTTCCGTGCAGAGACCGATGATCGGTACAAACTGCTGGAAATGCACGTAGATTTGGTCATTGAAGACGATGACTACCGTGATGAGGCCGAGAATGACCTCGAAATCGCACTCCCATACGTCATTACTATAGATAAAGAGACCGAGACGGTCCTTTCTATTCGCCGGAATTGGAACCCCGATGATAAAAAGAAACTTAAACGCAATCACTTCGTACATTACTCGTACGTTCCGGGCTTTGGCTTCTATGCTTTTGGCCTTATCCATCTCATTGGTGCTTTTGCTAAGTCTGGTACCAGTCTTATTCGTCAGCTTGTCGATGCTGGCACTCTATCTAATCTCCCGGGCGGGTTCAAAACTAAGGGCTTGCGTGTCAAGGGTGACGACACCCCGATAAGTCCTGCCGAATGGCGCGATGTAGACGTAGCGTCAGGTACGATGCGCGACAATATTATGCCGTTGCCGTACAAAGAGCCAAGCCAAGTGCTCTACAGCTTGCTGGGGACCATCGTAGACGAAGGTCGTCGCTTCGCGGGTATGGCGGACATGAAGGTGTCTGACATGTCTGCACAGGCTCCTGTGGGCACCACACTGGCTATTCTTGAGCGTACGTTGAAAATGATGAGTGCCGTGCAGGCACGCGTCCACTATGCGATGAAGCGCGAGTTCCAGTTACTTAAGGGTATCATCCGCGATTATACGCCAGCTACGTATAGCTTCGAGCCAGAAGAAGGTGGTCGTAGGGCTAAGAAGTCTGACTATGATATGGTCACTGTTATCCCGGTATCTGATCCTAACGCTGCCACTATGGCGCAGAAGATCGTACAGTATCAGGCTGTTATCCAGTTGGCACAGGGCGCGCCGCAAATCTACGACTTGCCCTATCTACACCGTCAGATGCTTGAGGTGCTAGGTATCAAGAACGCGCAGAAGCTCGTGCCGCTCAAGGACGGCGACGACATGAAGCCGCGTGACCCTGTGTCTGAAAACATGGATGTCCTTAACGGTAAGCCTGTTAAGGCGTTTATCTACCAAGATCACGAAGCACATATTGCAGTGCACACAAGCGCTATGCAAGACCCCAAGATCATGCAGCTTATGGGCCAGAACCCCAACGCACAGTCCATGATGGCGTCTATGCAGTCCCACATCGCTGAGCACCTTGCGTTCGAGTATCGCAAACAAATCGAAATGCAGGCAGGCGTCCCACTCCCAGCGCCTAACGCCGAGATGGATGAGAACACCGAGATGGCTGTTTCTCGTCTTGCAGCAGCGGCAGCTACTCAGTTGCTCCAGAAGAACCAAGCCGAAGCTGCGCAGCAGCAGGCACAACAGATGGCACAAGACCCCATCATACAGATGCAGATGCAAGAGCTTCAGATTAAGCAGGGCGAACTCGAGCTTAAGAAACAGAAGCTGATGATTGATGCTGCTGAAAAGAACGACCGTATCGAGCTTGAGCAGATGCGCATCGAGTCACAAGAAGAGATAGCTGGCCTAAACGTCGGCGCAAA